CCTCTATGTTTTTTGTTCCAGCGTTTGTGCCAAGCCCATTGACTGACCTTGCTACAATAAACTTCTAGAAAATTCAGAATACAATTTGAAAACATTTTAAGCGCCACAACTCTCGCAAGTGTCATCACAAGTGCAAAGTTTCTGGTTACAAGCCGGACAGATTTTATGAGACACACCAGCTAGAATCTTAATGCCTTCAGCCAGTCTGTTTGCATTACCGCAATCAGGGTGTGTGCAATCCTCTTTAAGTTTGTCACAAGGACATTTATCACTCATTTTTTTCTCTCACTTTTGTTGCATCATATTACCTAAGACTTCTTCATCAATAAAATCTTCCAAAGAAATCAGGTGCATATTTAA